GGAAAAGGAAAGTTTGAAAGAATATCAGTTGTGTGTTACTACAGAAAGAATATGATTTTTTGCAAATCAGCAATAGAAGAACAGGAAATTGCTAAAAGACTACAGAATAGAGCTAATCTTAACAAATGAAATTTAGAATAGCTATACCTACGATCGCTAGATCAGAAACAATAAAAAAAAAAACAATTAATTATTTAGCTAAAACAGATATAGATTTTAGCGAGGTCGATTTATTTTTATCTGATGGTAATGAATTAGATGCATACAAAGAATCTTTAAAAGAATATCCAATTAATTTTATAGTAACTAATAAAAAGCATGTAAATACACAAAGAAATTTTATGATTGATTACTATGAAGAGGGTCAACTTGTTCTTGGTATTGATGATGACATACAAAGTATTGAAATGAGAATATCCGAAAAGAAAACAATGCCTTTGTTAAACCTTAAAGAATTTGTAGATCAGGCTTTTGAAATATCTCAACAGTATAAATTTGATATGTGGGGTGTAAATGCAGTATTAAACCCTTATTTTATGCGAAATAATATTAGCTTTAATTTAAAATATATTGTGGCTTGTTTTTATGGTTGGCGAAATACACATCAACGTAAAGCCTATGTATCAACAAACCCAGAATATGGTAAAGAAGATTACGAGAGAAGCATAAGATATTATATGGCAGATGGTGGGCTTACTAGATTTAACTATGTATCTCCTAAAACTAAATATTATTCAGAAGATGGTGGCATACAAACGTATCGTACTGTAGAATATGAACAAAAAGCAGTTGATTGGTTGCTAAAAGAGTTTCCTTTATATTGCACAATCAATAGGCATAAAAAATCTAAATGGCCTGAAGTTGTCTTGAAAGATCAACGAAAAAAGGCTAAAAAAAGATAAACACAAAAAGGACATAATGGTACGACCAATTAAAAAAGTAGATGAAGAGGCTATAAAGAAATTAGCACAATTACACTGCACTTTTGACGAGATTGCAGAGTTTTCTGGAGTTTCTACAAAGACATTACAAAGGAGATATGTCCACCTTATAAAAAAGGGTCGTGAGATGGGCAGAATAAGTTTAAGACGTGCACAATTTGAGAAAGCATTATCTGGAAATGTAGTTATGCAGATATGGTTAGGAAAACAACATTTAGATCAAAGAGATAAAATTGAACAAACAAACTTTAATGAGCCATTACCATTAATTATAAATGCACAGCCTGATGAAATAGACGATGGCAAAAAGTAAAGGTAATGTATTCGGTGCAGTTATAAACTACACTAAAACAGAAAAAGGTACATCTATTGGCAGACGACCTATAACCTCTACACTTAATAAGCATAAACGCAGACAGCAAGGTAAAGGTAAATATCGTGGACAAGGAAAGTAAAAAAAACCAATAGTAGTATTATACCAATAGCAGTATTATTGTTTCCAATAGTAATTATTTTAATTATGTGATATTTATGCCACATGGCTAAATATAAAAATAGAACTGTAAAACTTAACAAACCTATGCGTGGAGATGTTAAGAAGTTTAAAGTCTTTGTAAAGAATAGAAAAACAGGCAGAGTAGTCAAAGTAAATTTTGGCGATAAAAAGTTATCTATTAAAAAGAATATCCCAGCTAGAAAAAAATCATTTATGGCAAGATTTAGACCAATACTTGCTAAAGCTAGAAGTAGTGGAAAACAATTAAATACAACTCCTGTTTATTGGGCAGTAAGATCATGGCAAAAAGGATTTAAGCTATGATAGATAAATTTTTTATTAAGATGTTTGGAATAGTTGATGATTTTATGGGTTATTTATTTGATAGGTTTATCTCAGATGCACCTAAAAAGAAAAAAAATATTAATGTAAAGTCGCCAGACAATAGAATGAACTTTCCTAAGGATTAATATGGAGATTGATATTATGAACTATTATTTTACAGGTGGTATTATTATTTTATTTGTCTTACTAACAATGTTTGTTGCACCAATATGAAAAAAATTACTAAGAAAAAAGATATGCCTACAATAACTAATGTTTTAGTACAAGCTGTTAATGATATGAGTTCTAAACTTCATAGAGTTCACAAAGATGTAGCAAACAATTCTAAAGACATAAACGAACTTAAACAACAATTAAGTTTTAGTAAAGGTGCAGTTAAAGTATTATTATGGCTAGCTGGTGCATTAACAACTATTATGGCTATTTTTCAATGGATAGGTACAAGATGAAAAAAAACCAATGGGTATTACCTGTGTTAGGAACTATTTTATTAGGACTATCTTCTTATGTGTTAATGACTATAGTAGAATTACAAGTACATTTAGGAATGTTAAGCGAGGAAATTATGTCTATAGATAAACAGATAGGTAGAATTTATAATCACATGGATAGGTTAACAAGTAAATGAAATTTGTTTTAGCTTATACAATATGTTCTGCAATAACAGGATTCTGTAATACTCCAGCAGTACACCCTGTTAAATTTAACACATGGACAGATTGCACAAAAAATGGTGCTATGGTAACAATCAGAGTTACAAACGAATTTAAAGAAAAATTTAACGAAGAAAAATTATATATATCTTATTTTTGTAATGAACATCACACTAACGAAACCCCAACATAAAGTTTCATCAAGTAATAAAAGATTTAGAGTATTAGTATCAGGTCGTAGATTTGGTAAAACTTATTTATGTATTACTGAAATGATGAAGTATGCAACGCAGATTAATAAAAAAATCTGGTATGTGGCACCTACATTTAAAATGGCTAAAGAGATTGTGTGGTCTAATTTAAAAGATATGCTTTCACAATTTAATTGGATAGAAAACATTAATGAATCTAACATGACTATAACAATTAAAAAAACAGGTAGCAAAATATCCTTAAAAGGTTGTGATAATTATGATGGTTTGCGTGGAGTAGGATTAGACTTTTTAATATTAGACGAATTTGCAGACATTGAAGAAAAAGCATGGACAGAGGTCTTGAGAGCTTCTGTATCTGATACTGAGGGTGATGTACTAATGTGTGGTTCTCCTAAAGGTTATGGTAATTGGTCTTATAGAATGTACCTTAAAGGGCAACAGGGCGACACAGAATGGGATAGTTTTCAATTTACTACCTTGCAAGGTGGAATGGTATCAGAAGAAGAAATAGAGCAAGCTAAACAAGATATTGATATTAGAACTTTTAGGCAAGAGTTTGAGGGTACTTTTGAAAATTATGCTGGAAGTGTATATTATAACTTCCACCCTGTAGAAAGTGTAGTTGATAAACAAATAGATTGGACTAAACCTTTACATATTGGCATGGACTTTAATGTGGATCCAATGAGTGCTTGTGTTGGGCAAATAGAAAAAGATAAAATATTTTTTTTAGATGAAGTAATTATTTATTCAAGCAATACTGATGAAATGGTAGAGGAAATAAGAAATAGATATGGAACTAAGATACCTATTTTTATTTATCCTGACCCAGCCTCAAGACAAAGAAAAACATCTGCTGGAGGTAGAACTGATTTAAGCATATTACAAAACGCAGGATTTAAAGTGAAATGTAAATTAAAACACCCAGCTGTTAGAGATAGGATAAATGCTGTAAATAGCAAACTCAAAGATTCTAATGGCAATAGGCATATTTTTGTTTCCAAAACTTGCAAAACTATTGTAAAAGGATTACAACGACAAATATACAAGGAGAATACGAATATTCCTGACAAGGAAGATGGTTTTGATCACATGAATGATGCAATAGGCTACATGATAGATTTTTTAAAACCACTTACAACTCAGGCAGTATTTTCTAGACCAACAAGATGGGCAATTAAATAGTTATGGCATACTCTAAAGATCAAGCAATAGAAACTCATAAAGACTATTCAGAAACTATAAATAATTGGGAATATTACATAAGATCATATAATGGTGGTTTTGATTATATGGTTGGTCAATATCTTAACAGATATAATTTAGAATTAGATAATGAGTTTAATCAAAGACTTGCAAACACTCCATGCGATAATCATTGTAAAAATATTATTCAAATTTATTCATCATTTTTATTTAGAGT